TTCTTTCTGGCGGGTACGAGGGGTCGGCGCTATCTCAGAAATCGTCTGGGCAATTTAATCTATCGACTATTGCCTCACTGGGACCGCAAAGCATAAAGCTTCTTCTTGGCGTACAGAATGAGTCAGCTGGCACAACCTGGACTTCTGCAGGCATGGGCACACAAGCCATTACTCTTTCTTATGTCGTAAGCCCGTTGGACGTGCCAGTAAACACCATTTTCTCAAACCCAGAAATCGCTCCTTTTATTAAAAGCACAACGCTTACACTTGCTACGGAAGCATCTGGTAAAGTTTCGAAGGAAATAGATCTTGGCCCTGTGAAAACGTCCGGCTTTATATATCTACAAGCAAGCGCGTCGGGGACGCTGCCTACAGATAATTCCTCCTCTTATTCGTTGGCTATAACAGGAAGCTCTTCTGGTTCCGTACCAATTCGGGCAGAGCTTGAAACATCAGCTTATTCCTTCCGCTCCATGTTCGAGCTTAAAAAGCTTCTGCGGGCGGACTTTTGGTTTTCTAATCTTTTAGACCAAACGGATGTTGAGGTTTACTACAAGCCCGATCAATACCCCAGCTGGATATTCTGGGATAACTTCTACATGTTACCCGAAACATCGGTATCTGTTCGCGCTTTGAGCGGAGACGCAATTACTCAATCAGATCTAAGTTCTTCTCTTACGGCTGGCCAACTTCAAAGCTTGTCTGACGTTCTTCATAAGGCTGACCTCACAAAATACTCCACCCGGAATACTCGTGGGTTAGGTGTTCGGCTTGATTTTTCGACAGGAACAAACCCGCCTGGTACTGGGTCAGCTCCCTATTCTATTGGAGTTTCTTACATTGTGTCGCCACTCAAACCTTCTCAAGTCTCAGCGTTGACGGTTGGCTCATCGGAGTATTCGGCTTTTTATGGGGCCTTCAGAACTGTGAACGTCAACATCCCAACAGACAGAACCGCCTCAAGATTCTTTAACCTGTTTCGGCCTACCGGGGACTACCTCTACTTTAAGATCTCATATCCGAGCACGTTGCCTAACTCTAGCTACTCAGTAACGGTAACTCCTTACGGGTTTAACCAAGGTTCCGCAACGCCGGACGTTGTCGATTCGACCGGGTTTCTTTCGACCATTGCAAATCTTAAACCTCAATTTGCTCCTCAGATCCGTTTGATGAACCCTCGCGAACAGGCCGATCCTTTGACAAACAGAATGTTTTCGCACGGGTACGACTTTCAAGGCCGTATCGTGTGGACTGGCGCAGCCACTCTCCAGAAGATGTTTTTACATTGTCAGACCCTGGTTGAGCAAGTTGGAGGGAATATCTAATGAGTAACGAACTTAACAAAACACAGTGGCAACAGCTTGACGCCGTCGAACCGTCTTTGTTTCTCCATTACTCGGAAGTGTGCAGTACTGTGTTTTCTGAAGATCTACTTACTGAACCAGGTACTTTAACTCTGTCGGGAGGCTCGACGCTTTTTGGCGAACCTATTACAGATCAGAGTGATACTCCATTATTGACATAAGCCAGACAGTACGCCAGAATAGGAGATTCCGCTATGCCTAAGATCACAGACCTACAATCATTCTCAGGGACTTTAAGCAGCACGGACGTGCTTCCGGTCGTAAACTCTTCGGTAACCAAGCAAATAGCTATCTCCGAACTTCGAGGGAACATCCTTTCAAGCGGTTCAGTATCTTCTCAGCAGTTAGCGACCTCTTCGGTTATTACCGATAAAATTGCGGGTCGGGCCATCAATGGCGGCAAAATAGCTTTGGGCACCATTCTTCCCGAGAATCTTGAAACCCGTTCCGGTCTGACCGCTGGTTCATACGGATCGAACAGCGCCGTTCCGACATTCACCGTAAACAGCCAAGGGCTTATTACTGCCGCAGGCTCCACAAGCCTCCGTCAACAGGTGAGTGCTAACGTCTTTCAACCCTTCAACACGCAAGTAGTTGTTCTTTTTAAGACAACCCATGCGATGACCATCAACACACCCGTAACAACTACATTTGGTTCGGGTTCCGCCACCGTTACACTTTCTCCCGCTCTTGCAGACGGAACGGTCATAGCGGCAGGCACAAGTGTTACAGCAACCTTTTCAAATCTTTCAGGCGTTGTCGCTAACGCAACAATATCATTTGGGTACGTGAGCTAACGCCATGATGGTTAGCATCGTCGACAGCGCGACATTCAAGCTGAATATTGGCACCGCCAACACTAATTCGTATAACTTAAATCTTCGGGACTTATTTCTGGCTTCCTATCCCTATGTTGGATCTGGAGCGACGGTAGAGTTTACCGTTCTCGGTAATATCGGAAGCACCAGTACCTCGACTTATGCTTTGCAGACCGGTACTTGGCCCGCCGGATCAAATATCAAACTTATCCTACCTGCAACAAGCGGAGGCACTACAAACAGCCCCGCTAACGGAATTATTGCGGGTATGGGCGGCGCGGCTACGTCGAGTGGTTGTTGTGATCAATCAGGTCAAGCGGCTAACTCACCGCCTGGGGGACCGGCAATTTTGCTAAGCTATCCGCTCACTATCCAAAATAGCGGAGTCATTGGGTCCGGCGGCTCAGGCGGGCACGCGATTACGCAAAATAGAGATAACAATGCCTTGGGTGACGGCGGAGGTGGGGCGGGGATTAATCCAGGATATAGTTTTCAAGGTCGTTACAACTACACGGGCGGAACGTGGCCTTCTTCTTATTTGGTTGGAGGCAACAGTATTGGTACAAACGGAGGAAACTTAGGCGCTGGTACTGCGTACGTAGCAACTTCAAAGGCGGTAGTGACTCAGGGGAATACCCTAACACTTACAGGAAATGCACTCTTAGGAGGACAAAGTTAAATTATGGCTCTACTCGCATCCACACTCCCAGCCGGCACAAAGTACGCAACCCCGCAAGAGTTGCTGTCTTTGTTCGCCGAAAACCTTTCCGTTCCAGCTTCGGACGCCAGCGTATTTGTTCTCAGCACAACGGCCCCAAACGATCAGTCCAAGATCTGGCTGGATTCTTCAACCGCTAATCCGACTCTCAAGATTTATAATGGTGGATGGATTTCGATTAGCGCTCAGAACACGTTTACCAGCGGGTTTACAGTTTCGGGTGGAAACGTTCGGTTAATTAACCCTGCGCTCTCAATCGACAACACGGGCACGTATGCTGGTCGAGTGGGTATTGGAACCGAGACACCTACGACAAAGTTGGATGTGGTTGGAGCGATTAAAACCGACACTTCTATTACCACCCCCGCACTAGTTCATCCATCAAGCGGAACTCTGGCAATCACTGGTGGTCTTTCTACAACCGCCGGGCTTACCATAGGAAATGGTAACTTGAGTATTACAGCTGGTGCAATTACAGCAACGGGGAACATTTCTACATCTGGCGGTACGCTTTCAGCCACCGCGATCAGCGTAGGCACAGGAGCCATTACGGGAGGATCGCTCGCCCTTACGGCAGCATCGATCACCTCAGCCGGATTGTTGACTGCGGCTAACATCACCACCACGGGGACATTGACCGCAGGAAGCGTTGTTCTTCCTTCCGCTACCACGTCTACGACTTCGGCTTCCGATACGGCTTCGGGGCCAGCACTTCCAGCTCATGCGGTTGGTTGGCTCCATGTAACCATCAACGGAACGGTTAGAAGGATTCCTTACTACCCGACTGTCTAATGACTTTTGGCGAAATCAAATCTGAAATCGCACGCGTCGTTGATAACGGAGTTCCGTCAACGGATGCTCGCGTTGTTCAGCGTGTAAACCAGGCCCAGCGTCGGCTCCATGCTATTCGCGCATGGTTGGGTACGATCGCTAAGTATAAAGTGGACGTCACAACCGGTGTATTTACTTTGCCACCGCAGTTAGAATCCATTGTTCGCGTAGCCAAGAATAACAACTCAAACCTAGGTTCCGGCAACGTACTTCTTTGCGACAACGCTTATGTCTTTATTCACGATGATGGCGATCTCGTACCTTTAAACTTCGAACCCATCGGATCTACGGCCAACGTCATTCAATTCAGAATTGACGCTTCCGTAAGCCCCGCGCCCACAAGCGTTGTGGTTACGGGTAAAAAGAAAATGGTCGAGGTGGAGAATGATGGAGACGAACTCATCATTGCCGATCTTGAAGCTCTCAAGTTGATGGTTCTTGCGTTGTGGCGTGAAGAAAACAACCAAATCGACATGGCTACAAGTCTCCAGGCAAAAGCCGTGGAGCATCTGGCCTACAAAACGGACATGTCGGTTGAAGAAGCTCGCCGGCTCGTTTATCAATCCAAACTTTCAACGCACCCTGTTGGTAGCATGGGTTATGTCCGAGCCAAGCTCGGCTTGGATCTTGAGTTTGGTATCAAGCTTGAGGACGCAAAGCTGTTTGACCTGGTCAACAAAGCTCAAGATCTCTTGATCACTAAGAAGCGGCTTTTGCTTTCCTCTTTGCGTTACGGAGTAAAAGATGGCCTAGCCCTCCCGACCTACAGCTACATCGTTTCCGACACAGCTATGCTTCCCGTGTCTAATTACCAGATCGTTAAGCTTGTCGTTCTCGCAATCACAGCCATTTCACTATCATCCAAAAACGCCCAGCTTAGTCTGGATCAAGCGGCTAAGTTTGAGGCCGAAGCCATTAAGATGTTGGAAGAGGAGCTCAACGTTGAGCTCGAGTCCAAACGGCACGGAACTTATACAACGGCTTTATCCACGGCCATCCCGGGGACACTAGGGTATATGAAAGCTCGTTTCGCCCTGGAAGCGCCACTGGGTTTGCGTCTGTCTGACTCAGAGTTGACCCGATTTATCAACCAAAGCGAAGAGCAGTGCATGCGGATGGGTACTTTCGTTGGCACGATCAAAACCTATACGCTTACAATCGACCAGACGGATGGTCTTGTTTACG